ATAACTTATATATTGTTTTAATTTCAATTGTTCTACCAGTTGGTGTATCAACAACCAGTTTATAATTATTAATTGGTACTTTAACAACATCGTTAATACCATAATTTGTTATTCGTTCATTAAATAAAGGTACACGATCTAATATTGTTTGATATATCTCACTTTCGTAAATTTCATTCTCTAATTTATATATACCAAAATTAGCCATTTCTGGATTATTAATAACATATCTTTTTTTATTCCTAATTTGTGTAATTAAATCAAAACTATAATCAAATTCAGTGTAGTCAATAACACCATCATCATATGATTTAAAAGCATTTTGTGTTAAATTAGATTCGGTTCCAAGGTTACTTCCATTATAATAACTAAATCTTGGTATGTAATTAAATATATGATTGTGTGTGTTTCTTCTTTTTCTAATATTCTTACCAATGCTGATAGCATTTGTTGCGTTATTATTTTGTGTTTGTCTAGGTAATGCACCTAAAAAATAATCATTAAATGTAAAATCAAACTCAACATCAGTAGACTCGAAACCCACATTTTGTGATATTGTATTACCACTTGGTGTAATTGTATTACCAACTAAATTACCATTTTTACTCCTAATTTTGAACGTAAAATCAATCTTATCATAATTTAATGCTTTATCGTATAGTGTTTTATCATATACAACATTAGTATTTGTATTTTTAGTATAATAGTTATTATATAATTTATTTACAATATAAGATGGGTCTTGTGAGTATTGAATGTTTAATAAAGGTATATTATTAAACATTTGTAATGAAGACGCGGTAATTAAATTATTGGTATCTAAATCTTGTGAATTATATATTGGTTTAATACTAAAACCGTCAAAATAATTATTTTTAGAAACAAAACCATTATTAAATAAAACTCTAAATCTAGGGTCATCTAGTTGTTCATAATCTTCTTCAACCAAATCAATATGTGAGTAAGTTAATTTTTCATATCGACTTAAAGAACAAGTTGTGGCAACTGGGTTAACCGCTAAATAAATTTTTTCTCCTGATTTAAAAAATCCACCATAATTAAAATTAAATTGTCTACTATCCGCAGCATCATCACCATTAAAAGTAAATCTTTGTGTATTGTATACATTTTGATTAGCATCTAAAAGTTTAACATCAATAATTTGTCTTAAATTATTTAGACTTTCAAAGTATAATGTAAAATTAAATGTTAAGAAAGAATCTTTTATTACTAGGTAATACCCAGGATTTGTCGCTGTTAATGCTAAATCATCACTACTCGTTATAAAGTTTTCATTTAATGATTGTATTGATATGTAATTGTTGGTATCTGGTCTTAAATCAACACGCTCTTCTAATGTGTGTGTTAATATATCTTCAGTTTGCACCTCGTATGAAGGGCCTATATTATCTCTATTAACTGGGTAAAAACCATCGAATTCTAATGATATTGAATCGCTAACAAAAAGTTCATTATTAACTAAATTATCTCTAACAACATAAGTTGCTTGTGGTGTGTCACCTAAAAATATATGACTTAACCCAATGGATTTAGATAGATTTATCGTAAAGAAATTTGAATTTGGATCTAATGATAGTTTATTAATATATGCTGGATCAATATGCATTAATGGATCACTTTTTGTTCGATCTTCATATCTTCCGTATAGACCACCGATATTACTTGTTGGTATACCGTTATTCATATTAGTAGTTATAGCGGGTAAACCTTGTGTTGTACCAGTTGTAATTAATCCTAAACCAATCGGTGTTGTTGTACCTGTTGGAAATGCGATATTAGCGGTATAACTACCACCAGTTACAATATAAATACTACTACCACTAACAATTTTTTCTTTATTTATTGGGTCAACATTTGTTACAATTTCACCAAAATAATAAGTTTGACTAGTTGTCCAATTATGTATTTTTTTATAATCATTAGCCCAATTTTTTTGTGTACCATATATTACACCACTTGGTTTCGTTGTTAATACATCTTTACTAAAACCATAAAATTTAGGTTGTTTAATAGCTCTACTTATACCAGTTTCATCAACATATGTTGTATATGTATTATATGTTATGTTTAATGTTTTACCTGTGGTATCAAAATAACAAACGTGCGGTCTTGGTGGTGGGCAATCAAAATCAATACCGATTCTAATATATGCTAAAGCTCTACCAATTGTATTTAAATAAAAACTTTTTTCCTCCGAATATAATGTTTGACCACCAGAATCTTGGAAATAAGCAATTGTACTATCTATATTATATGGTATGTGATCCCATATATTTTTAGTTATACCACTAACTGTTTTTGTTGCGATATTAGGTTGTAGTGATTCAGTGACACCTGTTGTGTTTATATTTGTGACACCAGTAAAAATCAACCTAGTATTTAATCTATATAATTTATCGTTGTAAATCGTAAATACACCATATCTGAATGATGTTGAATCATAGGTTGTGGCATTTATATTTCCACCGTATATTGGGTCGGCGTAGTTAACACCAGGTTCCCAGATATAGTATCTACCCTCGCTCTCATCGCAATATTCAAACATTGTATAATGAACACCGAAATATTCATTTATTGTTGGGTCGGTACCAAAAACTTTAGGTGATTGTTTTCCAGTTACTTCAAAGCTCACCGATTCACCTAAAATAGATGGTTTTTGTTTACCTTTATTTTCTATTACGTTTGTTTGACCAGCATATACTGGTTTCAACGCTTTTTGTTGGAATTCCGAACCATCAGTACCTAACCAAGATACATCTGAATTTTTACCATGTAAGTATTTGTGTTTATTATCTAAAAAAGTTGAGTTTTGTATTTTCTTACCAGCATTAACAATTGTTGTTGATGGTACAAATTGTTCAACTAATTTAACCCAAGATGAATCAAATTTATTTAAAAATTCCAACGATCTGATACTATCTATCGGGGTTGTTGTTGTTTTTAAATAATCAAAATATATTTTAGATAATGATGGGTATGTTTTAATTGTTTTTCTATTTGTCGGGTTAATAAAAACATCTAATGATTTTTTTAGAAATTGGTTAAATGTTGTTTCGGTGGCATTAAATTTTTTACTTATGTTTAAATCCGAATTAACAATACCAATATTTCTAAAATATTGTCTATAAACAGTAACGTCAAAAATACGATTTAGGGATAAATAAACTTCAAATTCTTTTGAATTAATGGTTAACCTTGTATCTAAAGATTCATACTCGGTATAACTATTAGTATCATCATATAATCTATCAACTGCGGTATCATTGTACTCCCAGCTTTTAATGTTGTCAATTGTTCTATATATATCAAATAAAAATACCGAATCAAATTTTTTAAATTCATTTACATATGATTGACCAAAATCAAATAACCCTATATTTTTTTTATTTTCATTAATAAAACCACCATTTTCTTGATACTTAATTGATAATGGTACAGTCGGATATCCATCAGAGTCGAATGGCATTTTTTGCAATAAAATATTTGGGTCGTCAATTGTTGAGTTCTGGTATATTTTATTTAACGTATCAATTGCGTCTAATTTTTTTTCAGCTAAATAGATATATTCATTTAACTCAAAAATCTCATCAGGTATACCAACTAATCTAAGAATAAATTCAATCGATTTTCTTGTACCTTTTGACTTGTATAGATAGGATGAATTAATTAAAATTCTTCTCCATAACTCAATGTCTAATTCAGCTGGTGTTGTACCTTTGGTTAATTCTGTATTATAATTAAATAATGATTCAACTAATGTTTTTTCATCTTCAATATTATATGTTTCCAAACCAAGCATTGTTGCATAATTTTTTATCAACAAATCTGGTATATTTTCTATTTTATCATAACTAACATTTCTCATAAATGTAATACCATCAATGTATTTTTTAATATCATCGAATGTCTTACCATATAATTGGAAAATCAAATTAACTTTACGATCGCTAGTGTCAAACTCTTTTAATGAATCTGTTGTTAAAAATCTAGAAATTAAATTGGTTTTAACGCTATCGTAACTTTGGGCTAAGTCATTTAATTTTGTTGTGTAATCATCGAAATTTGATGTGAACATATCAATATTGATGGTATCATAGATTGGGAAGGAAACCACTTCTTTAATCTCAACTATTTTACCACTCTCAGATAATGTTGGGTATATAAATTCACTAATATATGTATTAGTTTCTATATCTTTATTTAATAAAAATTTACCTAAATCACTAAGATTATCAAAAAAATCAATAATTATTGTTTCTTTGGGTTTTATAAAAAATGAAACGTTTGCTTCATTATTATTGTTTATAATACCATTAAATGGGCTACCATTTATAATTAATTGTAAGCCATTTGTCTCATCATCATAACTAGATGGGGTTAAAACATTAATTATCGGGTATTCAACACCATTGTAATATACGACATAGTCTTTAAATGTTTTGGTAAAATTTCGATATTTTGTTATAATCTCACTATCTTCAATAGTTGATCCTGATGTTACATATTCAATCTGAAATGGGTTGAATATACTATATAAATTAACTGTAAACTCAGATCTATTTTCTAGTGGGTAATTTATATAATTACTAATAGTTGGGTTTATAATTGATATTGCTTCACATTTTAAGGCAGCTGGATAATTATTATATATCTCAACTAGTGTATTTTTTATTCTATCTTTTAAAGATGAAAATAAAACATATTTATCTAACTTTTTCTTATCAAATAAAACATCAACGGTAATATTTTCATTTATACGGTTTTTTAATGCTGTAACATAATCTTTACCTTCAAAAAAAGGTAAGTTTTGTCTAGCAATACTATCAACAGTATAACTAGTAACAGCATCATTTTGTATTGATTGTTGATTGATTTGTAATACTTGTTGTCTTAAACTGTTTGGTGATTGTCTAACACTTTTATTTATTGAGAAATTACCTAATGTAAAAAATGGATCTCCTTGGATTTCGTCTTTGGCGTTAGCAAATTGTAAACCAACTAATTTATCACCAAAAGTTTCATTACCAAAAGCACCAATCTTACCTTGTACTGTTCTATATCTTAAAGCATTTTCATATTGTATATATGAAGCACATGGCACGTATTTAGTTTCACCATTTACTATGTATGTGCGATATCCATCACAACCTAATGCTTTAGATGCCTCAAAAGCTTCTTGCGCCGTATCATATAGATCGCGAATAATTTGATTATTTGTAGTAAAACTTAAATTAGCCATTCTGTATTATATTATTCAATGTTTTTGTTGTGTCGATCGCGCTTCTTTTTCTTCTAACCTCAAATAATTTTTTATCAACACTGTCTCTAATTTCATATAAATCGTATTGTGCGTAAATATTACCATCAAAATCATAGATAGTATAAATACCATCATCCATTGATTTTGTTTGGTCTGCAAATAAACCAATAGCTAAACTTTCAACATCATAATTAACCATTTCAACTTCAATTATTTGTGGTGAAAAACTAGTGTTGGTTATAATAACATTTTGATCTTTTCTACCTATAAATGGTGCCGCCGTAGGTTTAAAGCTAGGTGCCACATTTGGTGTTACAGTGCAAAACAACATGTTACCAACATTGTTGTAAATATATTTTATTGATTTTTGCGATGAATTTGGTGTATTAATTTGTACTGGTTCTGATATAAAAGAAGATGTTACCACTCTATATAAATTTGGTATTTTTGTACCATCATTATTTAAATATTCAATACGATAACCATCTAATCCGTTATTTGTGAATTTATTTATAAAATTAACTGGGGCTGTATCAATATTAAATACCAAACCCTTTATATCTGGAAAAGTTGCCAAATCAGCACAATCTTCAATTTTTACACGGATTTGCGCTGGTCTAATATAGATTGTATAAAAACCTTTTTGGTTAAAAACATCTCTTGGTAAAGTCATATTGTATAATCCACCTAAAATTTCCACATCTTGACCACCGATCTCTGGTGTGGATAATATTGGTCTAATTACTTGATTACCAACTAATTTTGTTACTCTTTGAACTTCAGTTGAATTTCTAGTTTTTGCATATATAACGATAACTTCAATATCGTTAGGATCAACATCCGCTGGTCTTTTTACTCCGTATACTCCAATTGCCATTTTTAATTATTTTTAAAATTATATCCTTTTGTGTTTATTTTATAATATCCTAAACCGAGTTTATTTAGTTCGTTTATATTGGTAATGTTTTTTAACTTTTTCATTCTTTCAAACGCACTATTTAAACCTCTATCTATAAATACTTCCGATACGATTTTTGGTTCATCAATTATTCCATCATAAACAACTAAATTAGCTTCAGATTCAATTTGATTATGTGAACGCATGTATTTAAATATAGTCAATCCTTCAGGTAAATCAATATATTTTATAGGATTTTCGGTATTTAAATATAAAATATATTCATAAGCACCGCTTTTAGATTCACTTAATATCATAGCAGACGTATCTAAACCTGGTATATCTAAATTTACATTACTCCTAATAATCATATTGTCAACCAAATTTTCCTGTATAGTAATAATTTGATTATTTTCGTCACCAATTTTTTTAGTTAGATTTAATTTATTAGTGTCTAAAAATCTATTTTTATCAAAAAATTTAGATATTAAATTAAATTTACTATCAGTATAACCAGTAACAAAATATTTTTCAGGGGTTTCTTTAAAATGTTCAATTACATCATCATATGTTTTAATTTCTTTTGTGTTTGTTGTGTATCCAGATACTGTATTTACTTTTGGTACACCTACGCGATTAACGCCAATTTTTTCTATTAAATTTTCTAATTCAAGTATTAAATAATCTTGTGATTTATATTCAGCATTAATATATGAACCTGGTAATAAAGTATTTGAGTCTAAATTAATAGTAATTTGAGAATCATTTTCATAATTAATTAAAATTTGTCTCATATATTTTAAGGTTTTATTGTAAAATCGATTGGTATTATTATATTTTTAATATCATTATTATCATTTATTAATGAAACTCTAGCTTTACCAGTAACATTAACATTGCTATCTAACATTAATTGATGCTTAGCATATTGACCTATATTAAAAAATAAATCAAACGACATTTGTTCACCTTTTTGCGCAAAATTATCACCATTTAATATTAAAACGATATCAAAACCATAACTCCTAATAGCATCGGGCACACCTGTTAATGGTGTAAATAAACCAGGACTACCAAATAACCAACGATTATCAACATATTGTAGTTTACCTATTTTTAAAAACAAATCAATTAGTTGTGGATAGTTTAATACATTGAAATCTTTAAGTAAAAGTGTAAATGTTTCTTGGTTTAGTTGCAAGAAATTATTATTACGTGAAAACTCGGATGACATTAAAGTACTAACTTGATTTGTTATACCAGTATATACGTTGGGGTTGTTTTCTTTTGCAAAATTATAAGCCTTAATTAAATCTGGAATTACATAAAAAATTTCAGAAGGACTGGTAGTATCAAAATTTGCAACATCAAATGTTTGGTTGTTAGTAGTTGGTCTATTAATATATTTATGATTAGTTGTTCTAGGAAAAGGATATTGAACATTTAGTAAAGCAATACATTCACCTAAAAAGGCTGGTATTAAATCAAATTTTGTTACACCATCGTATTGATAATTAGTTATTACTCTAGTTGATGGTGTTGATGGTGAAACATTAAAACCAAAACCAGTGGAAGTAACCCCTCGAAAAATTGTTGTTACTTCCCTTCTGTTTTTTTCAATCGCTCTTAATAAA